TACAAGATACACTTCTTTACCCTCGTTCATTAAACGCTCACAAAATGATAAAGCTTGTTTTTGAGCATCCTTGTCAAGAGCTATATATATTTTATCAACAGAAGATTTAACAATCTTCCTCATCAGTTTTGACTGTATATTTTTGCCTAATAACGGAATTACATTCCTTTTAATGGCTATGGCGTCAAATGGTCCTTCGCATAATATAAACGGTAAATCCCAATTTATAAACAACTCAAAGGGTATGATATCGCGTGATACAGAAGGATTTTTATATTTTATTTTAGGTTCTTTTTCAAATGAACGGCCTGTAAAATAGTTTAATATTCCATTTTCATCATAAGAAGGAATAATAATCATATTTTTATAAGGACCAGACTCACAATAACCAATATTATATTTAAGAATATCTTCCTCAGTTATATTTCTAGATTTAATATAAGTTAAGGCGTGTCTACCAATAATATCTGATTTCTGAATATTGAGTAGTGGTTTAAATTCTTTAGGTAAATTAAGTTTTTCTGTAATTACTGTTTCTTTATCTGCTGTTTCAGTTTTAACAATAGACCTTAATTCTAAAGATGCTTCAGGTGATGCTTTAACTTGTTTAAATAGTTGATGAATTTTTTTACCACGTCTATCACACACCCAACAATGCCAAGGATTTTCTCCTTTTTTATTTTCAGTCATGTTAACCTCTAATTTTGGCTTATGGTGATTACAAAACGGACAATGATAGGCAAAATTTCCTTTTGATGTCTGTTTACCAGTACCTAATACAGAGTTAACTAAAGCAATCAGTGGTTGATTGAGCATAACCATAATATAAAAAAGAAAGCTTGAATTAACAAGCTTAACTAAAATCTTTAGTGAAAAAGCGGCCCTGGATGTTATCATTAAAATAACCATCAGGATTTTCTAATACACCATATTTAAATAAATACTTACATTCATAGTAAGTAAGAAGTTTTTTATTAGGAACCAATTGTAAAATTTCACGGGTAAATTCCTCTTGTTTACCTCCTTTTATGAGTTCTAAAATTGGTTTAGCAGAGCCATAATAGGTTTTCCAGTCCGATTCTTTTGCTACCACTTTAGTGGCTGACTTCCTACCTGGTCCTGTTTGTTCTGCTAGTTCCTTTTTTGTTAATTTTTTCTTTATATTGTGAAATAATGATTTCTTACCAATATAAGATTTACCACTTGGTTTATGAGTTACTATGTAAATAAAACCAAATGTGTCTTGAGGCATATCCTCAATTGAATTTATAACTTTTTCTTTGTATAACCACATATTATCTATCTATATTAATTAGTATTGTTGTGTCTGTTGTTGGTGAAAGAGGTAATGGTTGAGCTAATTTTCCTATTGCTAGTAATTGTTGTTGCTCATTATATAAACCTATAGTTGTTACATAAGGTTGAAAGTAAGAACTAGTAGCCCAACTATATAAATTTTCAGCTGGAGTGTAAAAAGTTCCTACAGAACTTGAATTTGCTGTACTACCTGAAGTTAATGTTGGGTTTTGACTAAAATTAAATTCATTTTCTCTTGCAGTACATTTATATTGGGTTTCATAAATTGTAAGTGAAGATGAGAATGAGCAAGTTACATTAGATGATGTAACAAAACTTTCAATAACAATAGCATCTGATAAACCATAAATAGATGAACCATAAATAGCTGTTCCATAAACATCTCCTTGGGGTTGAGAATCACTAGTAATAATAGCTAACCCATGAGGATAAAAAATATTTCCACAAATCTGTTGTGAGGCCGAAAATATTAAATTACCTTCTCCATCATCATAAATTGAACCACTAGGAGCTATCCACCTAAATGAACCAGGTTGAATGTAATTACCAAATAACCCAACAGGAACTGATAATACTCCTATTGTTGAATTTGAACCTGTAGGAAAGTAATGAGCAAAAGTTAAATCTGTTTGAGGATAGTTCCAATATATACCAGCAGAAGATGTAGATCCTACTAAAACATCCCCAGCAGAATTATACCCAGGTACAACACTAGCTGTACTAGCTGGTGATCCATAACTTGCTGTAGTGTTTAAATAATTAGAGTAATAAAGTTGTTTAATTGAATTATAAACTAACCTTTGATATTGAGTACTTATTTGACCGGTTGTTGGATCAACTGTGGGATTAAAAGAATAACTAGTAATATTAGTCCCTAAAAATCTATCAATACCAACAACAGAACTAGTTAACGTGGCTGCCCCCTCAAAATTAAATGATTTGTTTAATTCAAGCGGAGTAACTATTATGTCCGACGCTAAAAATTGTTTGAAGGTACCCATTCATTTTAGAAATCAAGTTTAACTCTTACAAGAGCTTCTTTAGTAAAATCTTTTAACAATGGTCGTGACAATTTAGCTACTGCTAATAAGTCATTTGTATCATTATATAAGCCAATAGTTGTTATATATACTTGAGGGTTATTAACAAATTGAGAATATAATACTTCACCTGTTGAACCTGAAATAAATGATGGGTTTTCTGAATAGTTAAATTCTGAACTTCTAGGTCTAATAAAGACATAATCTGAAGTAATTGTTTCTTGAGAATTTAAAGTAAATGAAGGAGCAACACCAGATATTGACCCACTAATTGCTTTAAATAACTGAGCATTAGCACTAGTATTAGAATTATATGTTAATGATCCTGAATAAGCTGAACCACTGTATGTAAAAGAAATACCACCACTAATTGGAGGAGCAGCTAAAGCTAAAGGATTCAAAATAATAGTTCCAATATCAGGTAATAATAAACCATATGAACCAGAGTTAGCTGAGAAACCGTCTGATGTTGTAGCTGAACCTGTGTATCTTACGCCTTGTGATCCTGAAATTAATTGGAAAACTCGACCTGCTTCATTAAACACAGTTGTGGTAACATAAGCACTATTGTCTGTTAAAGTAACAGAAGCTCCTGATCCTGAAATTCTTAATGATAAAGAGCCTAAGAAAATGGCTTCTTTATAACATTGTCTTTCAATAGGTAAAGCAAAAAATTCAGATGAAGAAATAGCTCCAAATTGGAATAAAGTATTCTCATCACCAATAACTAAATCTTGCCATTGACCAAAAATAGTACTAGTTGGAGACAAACCATCAACAGCTGGGTTGTAAACTGAACTTCCACTACCGTAAGCATTACCATAAGCAATAGCGAACTGAACTGAAGAAGTGGCTGCTGTATCAAAAACATTTACATAATAGTCTCCAGAACTACCATTTACTTGAACAGAAGAGGTATAAAAAGCGTTTAATGTTGGGAGATTTGTAGTCCAAGCTGTTGCTGAAATAGCATCAGAACTAACTACAAAGTCATCGGCTTCTAATCTTTTAAATGACATTTTTTATTTTATTATGCTTTAGTTACAGTGATAGGAATAGTTAAACGAGCACCTGAATCTCTACCTACTACAGTTAAAGTAGCTTGTAAAGTATTATTAGTACCAAATAAAGTATTTACAGTAGTGGCTCTCATGTTAATTGTTGTACCAATAACTGTTTTAGAAACACTAGTACCAATAGTAATTGTTTGGTTAGCAATATTTAAGGCTTCTACAGCAGGAGTATTAATACCTACACCTTCAAAAGTTGACATTAATCTAATATCAGAAATTGTAGCTGAGTAACCTGAAGGTTCATATGTGTTAGCTCCTAAGTAATTTAATGTTTGAGGAGTTAAAGTATAAATACCACTTTGAGGCATTATAATAGCTGAGGTATTTAAATTAAGAATAGGTAATTTGGCTGTACCACGAGGTAAAGTTACTAACTTGTACTTCATGGTTTGAGTAGACTGAGGAAATGCCTCTAATAAAGGCATGTTTTCAATTGCTTGGCCATAATAAGCAGAACCAGATGGATTATTTGGATTATAAAGAGTATAATCAATTTCATCATCTGCTAAAGCAAATTGAGTGATTCTAAATTGACCATTTTGTTGAGCGAGTAATTGACGACCTGTGTCTGTTAAAATGGCGTCTACAGTTACTACGGTATTATTTAAATATCCCATTTGTTATTTTTATTATAAATATATATAAGTTTTGTTTTTATATTAAACCTTTTGATTTTAAGTTTTGAAGTATTGAGTCTAAGTTTTTATTAATATTGTCAGTTACATACTCTGGTTTTAGAACTCCACCACTACTTGCACCAGCGGGTTTGTTTAAATCCAGGATAATGTTTGATGGATCATTAACATATCTTCTTAATAAGAAATAACTTAAATTGGTTCCACTAGGTATATTACCATCTAATTGTAATTGTAATTGACCATTAGAAGATGTGATATTAATAATAGAATAAGCTAAATTTTCAACACCTTGGAATCTAATTTCATCATATAGTTGAGGTTCAAAGTCTAAAGAAATAGGATTAAATCCGCTTCTTTCAATACTTTGTTGTCTTTGACCAATAAAGTTATTTAACCCAGTTGATGAAGTACTAGCTAACAATATATTAGGAGTACCAGAACCTGTAGACCAAAAACTATTACATACACCAGTACCTGGTAAGGGGTATTGGGTTACTCTAAAATATGAGGCAGCATTTAATTGTACTACAGGATCATCTCCCCCAAAGTTTAAACTTGAATAAGCTATAGCTTGAACAGTATATAAAGAAGAGGTTGTAGCATTAGCATCAGTATAAAAAATATCACCTGTTTTACTAGCTAAATGATCAACTTGTGTCCTAGCTACTTCAACACCATTTTTATAAATAGCATAATCTACAATAGCATAATAATAATCCCTACTTTCAATATGTGCTTGGAAAGTTAATATGTATCCTTCATCTGATAAATTACCTAATGATCCTGTTGGATTATAAGCATCTGAGGATGTGCTAAAGCTAGCTGAAGCTCCTAAAATCACTGGGGTTGAGAAATTTAAAGTAGCAGGAAGTCCAATAGCGTCAATATTGTTAAAATTAACACCATAAGTTAATAATTGGTAATCATTTTTAGTTACATCTGGACCTTGTTGACCTTGAACAAAGTTAATAGATCCTGTATAACCATAACCTATAATATCTCCATTGTTATTATAACTAGCTGTTTGAGTGTAAATAATAGGGGCTATACTAACACCACTTTTAAATACAGGCCAAGTACCATTTAAAGTATTTAAATTAACTCCAAAAGTATCATAATCATCTAATACTAAAGTAGCGTTTCCCCTATCAATGAAAGATTGTTGAATAGTTCCTAAATTAATTCCTTCAGCATCATTAATAGGTTTAACAGCACTTCCAGACTCATTAATAATTAATCTAACATTAGCTTGGGTTTTAGCTGATAAGTTATTTCCCCATTCAGGTGATGTGCTTCCTACATTATTAAAATAAACAAAATAACTTTCAGGATTACCTACAGTAACTGATTTACCATAAGAGATATCCCCCTCAGTCCATTTATTTAAATTAGATGCTTTTAATTCTTTACCAATATATCTTGAATTAATTTGTTTAGCTGAGGTGTAATATGAATCAGGGACAGCAGCTCTTGTGGCATTGCCATTTAAAATGGTTTGTTCATTGACTGCTATTAGTTGACTATTATTAAAATCAACATCCATGTATTTGTTGTTAAGTCTGTTAATTTGTATATCTCCTGATATAACTTCACAATCTTGATCTATAAAAGCTACAGAAGAAGTAAAAGCAGTTACAGTAAGATAAGCTAAAGCATTAGTATTAGAAAAAACTAATGGAGGAATAATCCCTTGAACTTCTAAATTATTTATAGTTCTAGAAGCACCAGGAGCTAAATTACCACTTCCTGAATATATTATTCTTTGGTTTCCTAGTACATTAGAAGAATCTGTAATTTGAATAGCCCCATTACCTAAAGCTAGAGCATCATTAGTTTCAGTAAACGTTAAATAATATGTTTTATCAGTTTGAAAATCAAAACCATTAAAATAATAAAAAGTCACTCCTGTAAAAGGTCCATTTATAGAACTAGTAGAATATACTTGAATTATTTCTACAGCACAATCACTTAAATCTCCATTAGTTACAACTAAATTAGAACCACTTAATTGTCCATTAAAGAATTCTTCTTGAGAAATTTGAGTAAAAGGAACAGAACCACTAGTTGAAGGTGTAGATCCAGTCCAGCTTTGAGTTATATTAACAGCGTTAGGATAAGCATAAACTGAAGATGTTTGTCCTAATAGGTCAGGCATTGATCCTCCATTTCCTCCTTCAATTGTACCTACACTAATTGAACCAGTAATAGTTTGATCTTCAACTACATAAGGAATATTAGTTGATCCACTAGCAATATAAGCTATAGATGCTGAAGGACTAACTTGAGGAACAGGGTATCTATTTCTGTCTAATAAAGTATTTTTAATTATAATACCTGCGGCTAAAGATGTTCTAGCAGGTGTCCAATCTTGAACTGTTTTAAATAATGAGTTATCAAAAAACTTAATTAATCTGATGTAATCAAATTCTTGATAATTAGTTTTATACTTTTCAAAATAAAGATTTCTTAAAGCATCTAAGTCAGGATAACTTTCTAATGAGGATGACTGGAATCTAGGATCACCTATGTAATTTCCTAAATTAATAAATCCAAATGTTGAGTTTATATCCTCATTTATTTCATTTTGAGGTGAAAAACCTACTTCAACATAATCAACATCTCTAGTATAACTTTGACTTATTATAGGTAATTGTTGGACTGAACAATAAGGAGATAAAACATTATTAGTAGGAATGTTAGGATAACTACTAGTATAAGGTAAAATAGTACTTTGTTGTTTTATCTTATTTGAAACAGCGTTTTGAATACCTGCTGGAAATTGATCAAAGTAGAATACTTCTGTATTGTTTACCCAAGAATAACTTCCACTAAAATAAAAATTACTATTTGAAGCAAAAGATGAAGTTGCAATCCATGAACCTGTTACTTTAGGATGAACAGAAACTGAAGATGTATATAATTCACCTCCTAAAGTAGCTCTAAATGCTAAGTACTCACTTTGTTCTGTTGAGTAAGGATTCATTACATAAGCATCAAAATTATCTTTAGTTAAAGGTTGAGAATAATATCTAATTTCTTGGAATGAACCAGTAAATGTTTTGTAAGAAGCAGAACCAAAAGTTGATACTAAACTAGCAGTCCAAACATTGCTTCCTGTAATTGAAGATGATGCTTGGAAACCTACTATATTCCCATCTTCACCTTCATAATTTTTATTAGCAGCGTATAAAGTAAATCCAGTACTACTACTATTAATTAAAACTGACCACCAACCACTATCATAAAAGGGTAAATAAACACTAGCTGAGTTATTAATAGATGATGTTGAAGGGATAAAATCTAAAATAGCATATTGGTAATAAAGATCTTTAATTGATCCTGAGTAGGATCCACTTGTATATCCTGAACTTGTATATCTTAATGTTAAATTAACACCATTATTTGTTGACCATAGACTTTGAGAGGCAACACTAGCTGTGTTAAAAGGCAAACCATCTGTTTTAAATCTAAATTCAACAGCCGAAGGTCTGTTACTTGGAGCTCCCCAAGCTGAGTTTAATTCAAAAGATGAACTTATATAAGATGAGCCACTAGTATAAAAAGCATAATTATACTCATCTTGCCAGTTATCAAAAGTGTTTGGACTTTTATCTTTACCACCAAACTCATTAATTCTTAAAATAGTATCTGTTACACCAAAAGTAGT